CCGCAGAAAAAAGCCCTGTACGACCATCTGCGCGCTGCTGACGGCACGGTGCCGATTGAAGCCGTGATTGCCGAACTGAGCGATATTTTTAAGGCAAACCAAGAAGGAAAAAACTCCTCATCCTCGCCGGAATGATTGCAGACGGCGAGGATGAATTGATTTGTGACCTGGCCGAAACCTACCAGATCCTGCATTACCGTACCATTGCGCTGCCCCTGCTGGCCACCCTGGCAGCGGGCCTGCGTGAAGATTCCCGCATCTGCAAGAAGCAGTCCGGCGTAAAGACCGATACCGGCACCCTTTTGCTGGGGGCTGCCGTTGACCGCCTAACTGCCCTGTGCAGCGGCTTTGGGGATGGCAGCCTGCCAACCCCTGTTATGGATGCCCTGACCGGCAGAGCAGCGCCACCAAACAAGGTACAATCCTTTGCCAGCGGCGCTGCGTTTGATGTGGCCTGGCACAAAAACAACGGGGAGGCGAACTGATGGCAACCGAACTTGCAAAAGCCTATGTGGGAATTATTCCATCTGCCGAAGGCATTACCGGCAACCTTGCAAAAGTGCTGGAACCGGAAGCCGAAAGCGCCGGTGAAAAATCCGGCGCATCTTTGGGCGGCCGCCTTGTCAGCACCCTGAAAGGTGTTATGGCAACCGCTGCCCTGGGTAAGGCCCTGACCGATACCCTGACGGAAGGCGGCGCGCTGGAGCAGAGCCTGGGCGGTGTGGAAACCCTGTTCAAGGATAACGCCGACACCGTCAAGGCTTATGCGCAGAATGCATGGCAGACGGCGGGGCTTTCGGCCAACGACTACATGGAAACCGTGACCGGGTTTTCGGCCAGCCTGCTGCAGGGCCTGGGCGGCGATACCGCAACAGCCGCCGAGGTTGCCAACATGGCCCTGACTGATATGTCGGACAACGCCAACAAGATGGGCACCAACATGCAGGATATCCAGAACGCCTATCAGGGGTTTGCCAAGCAGAATTATACGATGTTGGACAACCTCAAACTTGGTTACGGTGGCACCAAAACCGAGATGCAGCGATTGCTGGCGGACGCACAAAAGATCACCGGCGTCAAGTACGACCTGGACAGCCTGGCCGATGTGTACACCGCCATCCATGTGATTCAGGGCGGTGTGGACGAACTGAACGGTGGCCTGGGCGATGTGAACAAGGGTCTTGGCATTACCGGCACTACCGCGATGGAAGCATACACCACGCTGGCCGGTTCCCTTGCAGCTATG